TTACCTATAACCCTAAAATCTTTGGTAGCAACTATTCTTTTCTTGTATGCTTTTATTTTTTTATTTACTGTTATTGGATAAAAATGACTAATAATATTTCTATTTTCATCATATTCAACTTTAACACCAGCATTATATAAAACTTTTTTGGATATACCTCTAAATGATTCTACAGGAAGTTGTTCAATTTCATCCAAAGTTAATTGTGATTGTACTACATTAAATTCAATATTTGTATCTTGTGTACCTGCCGCTGTATTTTTTCTACAACTAAAGCAATATGCAGATCCATCAGAATAAACAGCATTTGCATCTGATGAACCACAACTTTCACAATTTGTGTGTTTTATAAATGATGTGTTTTTACCCATAAAGTTCCTCTCTTGTTATTTTATATCTTTTTGTTGCCCATTTAACAAACTTTTTAATATCTCGGCCATTGGCAGAAGTCATCATACAGTTTGCTATATTGGAAACAAATTCAACATTTCCTTTTACATATCCTAATCTTGGATTAATTCTATCTAATGTTGGACTTAATTTGCCTAATGAAACATTAGACACCTTCATTTTATATCCAAGAATAGGACAAATACAATCTTTAGGAAATATTTTTTCTAAATAATCCGATGATAAATTAAAAGGTAATTTTTTAATCCTTGCTCTTCTTTTTGAAGCTTTACAAGAAGTAACAGCTATACCCCTAATAGATCCATTATATTTTTTCTGATTAAATGCCATTTAAATATTCCTTCCAGTATTCTATTGACCATTTTGAATGATCATTAAAATCCTTAATAAGGTATAACATTGTGCCCATTACATTTAACCTTGATAAAAAATCTTCTGGATAATGTTTTTTATATGCTTTAATTACGGCTTCAAATTGATCTATTAAATTTTTATCTTTTAATATTTTTTTAGCTTTTACCGGACCTATTCCTTCAATACCAGGTATATTATCAACAGCATCACCTGTTAATAACTGTTCATGAAAAAATTCTATACCTTCAATTTTAGATACAGCAGATAAATTATTGTGTAATAAATTATAAAATAAACCACCTATAGTTTTCCAATCCTTATCCAATGTTATAAGCATATATAATTGACCATTTTTTATATATTTAAATGCTTCAACAGATGCCGTATCATCAGCCTCATAATTTGGAACCATAATAGGTTTATATTTTTTAGCAACATAATCTCTACATTCTAAATAATTATCAGGTTTATCTCTTCTTTTACCTTTATATTTTAAAAATGTTTGTTCTATTTCTTTTCTAAAATTACCACCACCTGAAATATGTAAACTATATTCATCACAAGCGGTATTCATTTTTACTTCTTCATATATATCATCAAATGTTTTTCTTACATCTAAATTATCCTTTATGGCTTTATTACAAGCTCTGTATACCAATACATCACCATCAACAATACCAATTATTTTATTAGTGGGTTTCATACCAATTATTCCCTTCTTTCGCATCTCCTGCCATTTGAATATTTAAATCTAATTCCTTAGTAATAAAATCTCCAAATGAATAAGATAATATCTCTTTTACCCTTTTTGTGTTTTCTGGTTTAGTTTGAACTTGAACTTCATCATGAATTAAACCAAGCATATCAACATCTAATTTTTCTTCTTTAAACATTTTAAAAGCATTAACAACAGCTGATTTAACTGTAATTGCTTCATATGCTTGTAATAAATAATTTAATAATTTAAATGAAGACTCGGCATATATTTTTCTTCCATCTAATGCTGGAATAAAACCCATACCATCTTTATTTTGTGTTGTATAAAAAAATTTATTTAATCTATTATTTAATTCTTTTAATCCAGGAAAGGCAACATATAATTTATTTTTAACTTCTTTACCCTTTTCTAAATCTTCAATTCCATTTACCATTTTGCCTAATTTAGCAAAACCAGCACCAAAAATTGTAGCATATAATAAACTTTTAGCTAATTGTCTGCTAACACCTACAATATCTGCTGTTCTTTGGTGTATATCACCATTTAAAACATGTTCATTTATATCTTTATTATTTAAATAATGACATAAAGCTCTAATTTGATTACCTGCACTATCACAGCCAACCATAACTTTACCATCATCAGCTACAAATAATTCTCTCATTTCTTTTCCAAAAAATGAATTAACATTAGGTACATTTACTATTTTAGAATGTCTTTGTCTAAATGTTGGTGTTCCTACATTAAATGCTTCCACATAAACACGTCCATTATTTTCTTCAGCTAATTCAATCCAGCCTTTTAAAACTGAATGTCTAGATCTTAAACTATAATAATGTAATATTTCTTTTCCTAAATCGCCTTGAATAGTATGAATACTATCTTCAGTTATTTTTGGTTCACCTTTTGGTGTAAATTGAGTAGGTTTCCAACCACTGTCCAATAACATACCTCTGACTTGTTCCATATTACCAAGATCAGCTGGTATCATTTCATATCTTTGAAATGTATCATTACTGTTCCATTTATGGGTATCATTAGGTTGTATTTCTTCTCCTAAAAATTGAGATAACATTCTACATGTTACTGCACTAAAATTTCCATTTTGAAGATATTTAGCTGTTTTAGGCTCTTTATCAATCATAACTTTTCTTGGCTTTAAAGTTGGATTAACTTTGTCTTCAATTTTTTTCATTTCAGCAGTTAAATACTCATAATGCTTTTTAGCTAATGGTAAATTAAACTTCCATTTATTTTTAACTTGTTCAGAACATAATTCAGCAATAGCATGCTCTGTTTGTAATGCTCTTTTATAAGTTGGTCTATTTGCTATTAATTCATGTGCTTCTTTAACCACATAATTATAAACTTTGTGATTTAAATTAACATCTTGAATAGCATATTCTTTCATCTCTTTTGAATATTTATCAAACTCTTTAAAATCTCCTTTAGCATCATTTAATATTTTACCAAAATTACCTAATGAATGCTTTCCTTCTCTTCTATAATTATTCATTTGAGATAATAACATTGTATCTATAAATTTAATATTACTGGGTTTCCAATTTAATAATTTATGTAATACAACATTATCATAAGCAATAATATTATGACCTATAATAACTTCTGCTTTATTTAAATATGGTATCAATTCATTTAACGGTTTGCTATCTGGATCATAATCGCTAAATGTTACTATTTCATTTGTCTCTATATTTTTAGTAACAGCTATCCAAATATTACTAACTGTATCTATTAAACCGTTTGTTTCGATATCATATATTATTTTCATATTTTAATTTATCCTTAAAGTAATTATAAACTTTTGCATAAAGCATTTCTTGTGAACTATCATTTTCAAAAACCTTAGAAAATTCAACATTATCTAAACCGTGTTCAGATCTATGATCATCACCATTATATCCTGGCCTATGAACACCTACACAAAAACCATATTTATTTATCATATCTAATTCATTTTTAAATCTAACATCAGGTATAACAATATTCTTTTTTGTGTTTTTAATATCTTTTTCCATGATTTTTACCCAAATATCTTTGTGTAATTCATCTCTAAAAGCCATACCAATTTTTTGCATCATATCTCTTGGAGATAAATAAAACCAATCAGGCATAGGCTCTTCTCTAAATATTCTTTCACCATTATCACCAGATAATATTGCTTTATCAATACCAAATGTATAATGTATAAGATCCTTAATAGGTTGTGCAAAAGACATTTTTTCAAATCCAAAACTTGTTTGTAATACATTTGCTACTGTATCTTTTCCTGCACCTTTATAACCTGCAACACCTATAATCATATTTATTCTCCTTTATTATAATAAAAATAAGTTTTTTTATCTGTTTCCATACAAGTATAAGCAAATATAGGTTTATTATTATAAGTATAATATCCCCATATTTCATAATTTCCTTGTTTATAATTTGGATTATCTTTCCAAATAACAGTTTTAATATAAGCATCTTGACAAAATTCACCTATATTTACTTTAACAGGAACTTCTGTTTTTTGACCTGTTGTTAACCACAATATTAATATAATTGTTTTCATTAATGTACTGTTTCAACTTGTTTAATTGTATATAAATAATTACAAGGATAATATTTCCTAAACTTTTCATCAATTTGAGCTTCTTCTAAAATAAGATCTAAATCTTCTTCTTCTAAAACTGTTAAATCTAATATTATACCAATAGTTATAATTAATTCTACTTTATCAGTTTCATTATTAATTAAACCTACTTTTTTACCCTCTAATGGTAAATAATATCTTCTTATTTCAGATTTCTTTTCACCTGATTTAATTAAATCCAACCATTTTTTATCAATATTAAATGTGTGTAATTTAAACATTTTTTCTAACATAAATTCCTATTCTGTAAGACATAGATTTAGCTGGGCAATTAAGCCCAGCCAAAAATATTATAATGCTAATTAAATTACATCTTTATCTGTATCAATGGATGCAAATTCTAATTTATCAGCATTTTGATATTCAACAAGTTCAGTAATTTGTAATGCAAGTAATTGTGTTGATATACCTTTTTTACCCATATATTCATATGGTTTAAATTTTACTTGAACATTACCTTTGGATCCATTACCAATAGTACTTGTATCAAGAATTGGCTGTAATGATTTATCAACAACAGGTGGTGGAGCAGTATTATATTTACCGTCAGCATCTGCATAAATTTTCTTTTTTAATGCAGCAGTATAAACAACACCACCATTTTCTTCTACTGGTTTTATATTTATACCAGCTTTTTTCCAAGCCTCAGCACTAACTTTGTCTGTAGTTTTTACAGTACATGAAAACTGAGGTGATTTTTTATCAAAACCCATATCTGGATTTTTAGGATCTAATTTAACCCAACTTAATTCAACATTATTTAATAACATATATTTTCTCCTTATTTTGGTCTTCCTTGTCTATTATATTTCTTAAACATTCTTTTTTCATCTTTATTTTTAGATTTTTTATGAACTCTAGGCCTTTTTTTCGGTTTTGGCCTTGGCTCGAATGTTTTGAACTTTTGTTTCGCCATATTTACATTCTCCATCACACGGACCGCAATTTAAACACAAACAATTACATGTAAATTGATCCGGTTTAGTTGTGTTTTTACATTCTTCACAACGGTAATCATCACGCATTTTATCCTCCTGTTAAATAATTAATCTATTTATAAAGCCAATATATTAGGAGGATATAAAACATATTGGCTATACAAATAGACTAATTAATTAGTTAGTTGATAGATTCTCTGTAAGGTATAGAAATAGGAATATATTCATATAACTATATAAGCTTATAGATAAGTTTTATTTTTAGTTTTTCTGTAAGACATAGAATTAGGATTTCAAAATCTATACCTTACAGAAGTTTCAAATCAGTCGCAGAAAAAACCAAAATATATCCATTTTCGTAAGTTTTATTTATCTATAAAAAATGTATATAATTATCGGCCTACGTAATTAAGGAAACTAATTGCTATTTATTGTGGAATAAAGCTTTTTTATTTGTATATATAATATATATTGTTTATATAGGTTATTAGTTAAGGTTCTACTAACTCAAAAACATAAAAAACCACCTGGCTAACGGGAATACCAATAAAATGGGGCTAACCAGGATACCTTCGGAGACGGTATATAGGGATCTAAAAATTCTTAATCGGCATATCAACCGAGTCGAACTTACCTGGCTAAGGGTTATCGGAAATATAATTAGCTAAGTTGATATAAAAACCAGCCATTAATCCTAAATAGATCATTTTTAAAATTGATAACCACCTAATTTTTTTAGATGGTTTTTAATTTTAATTTAAAGAGGATAAAATGATTAACATAAATATAACTAAAAATGAATATAACAAGATCAAATTTAAAAAACATCATGATCAGTTAAGAATTTTAAGACATGATTTTAGTAATTATGATCAAGTTATTAATGATAATAATT